GTTTCGCCCGTGTGTGTCACAGGCACATGAATCACTGTCGCTGCCACAAGAGCCTCCACAGTCTTCATGTTCATCACCGAATTCACGGTGACTATCACATTCCTTTTCAATTGTACATGCGTCACAGACGGGTGTGCGAGTCTCATTATCAATAAAACTCACCTCGATAGGACGAATGTCCATTGCAAACGGTTCTCCTAGGACATCTACATCTTTAGAAAACCAATCGATAGAGACATGCGTCATATCTCCGTTTTCAATCTTTTCTAACACTCCATTACTTTCAGCTGCACCTCTATATAGTTGTGCTAGCATCTTAATTGCCTTTTTACCATCTTCTAGCTCTACGATTTCTGGGTTGATAGCCTTTCCAAGGAGGTCGTCCTCGGTTCGTTGATGATTATAGTAAACTGGTAATTCAGTGAAAGTCTCAACACTTTTTTCTAATACGGATGGTTCAATAAAGACCTTTTGGTCGCCATCTTCGTCGTGGGGGCCTGACGTTATAGCGATTACTGGAAACTCTATATTATCATCCGTATGGACAGGGTCTTCCATTGTTGCAGCAAAACTGCGTTGGTTCTCCTCTCCGCCCCCGGCATTCACAGCAAACTTACGGTCAGTTTCCTGTTCTACCCTCATGCGGCACATATTAGCCGCAATCTCTTGATGGTCCTCAACTCCTCTTTTCTTTAGAGTTGGGCCAACTTCTATTATACAACGCTCATAGTCGTACTCTGTGCTCATTCTTCTCTATCCCCCGTTGGATTTGCAGACGGCTGATTACCAGCGCTGCGGTTTTCTGTCCTTGCGGACTCTTCTGTTTTATCTTGGTCTCTACCTCCAGAAACATTAGCATTCTTTGCAGTATCTTGCACTTCAGCTACTCCTTCCGGATTCAATCCTCTTTCCAATCTAACTTCACCGGGTGCGAGTACACCCTCAGATAAATATATCATGTCAGTCTTGGCTTTGACAAATGCGTCATCTACATTTATATTCCTGAACTTAAATTTAGCGTCACCACCTAATAACTGTGGCATTAGCTGACTATTGATAGCAGCTTCAACCGCAGACTGTAGGTGCTTAACGTATGGCTCAAAAATTGCACGCGCTTGCTCTGGCTTGTCGAACATTGTAATTGGAACTTTAAGGGCCACATGTATTTTCTTGAGCAAATCGTCAGTATATTTTCCATACTCAAAAGCTCGTTGTGTACCTTGTAACTCTTTGACTGTAATATCATTACCATGTATAATGTCTTCGCCGGGTTCCAGCGCATTAAATGCTGCCACGATTTCGTTAATTTTATCAGGACCATAAGGCATATCGGGGAGTCCAGCGCTAATATCAAACCTACTAGTAGCGTATTTGTTGAGAGCAGCTCCGATGTCCCGTTCTGCATAATCTTTGAGGTCAACCAAATAAAGAATTGGATGGATGTCACTAAGACCATAAGCATAATCATCGAACGGGTTGTTACGATATACGATAAGCTCGTCTTCTTCAAATCTAACCGACTCTTTGTCATCTCCCAAATCCTGATAATAATACATTACCTGTCCACTTGCACTTCTTTGGATATACATATTTTGAGATGACCTGATGACTAAATTGTCACCAGTCCACTCTAAAAAGGATGTACCAAAGATTCTTCCGTTACGAAGCCAAGTATATAACGTTTGCTCTAGATTAATTTCGTCAAACAATCCAGCGATAGATTCCCTGTCTTCATCACTATCGGTGACTATATCATACCCATCCTTAGCGGCGTACATACATGGTAAATCTATTAGAGTCCTGACTATAGGGTCTGATAAATATACATTCATATAAGTCTTATAATCACCTAGCTGTGGTTCTTTAAGAGCTCCATTACCACCAAATAAACCTCCTGATTGCTGAAGTTGAATACGTTTTATTACTCCAGAACCAAAACTTCTAGGGTTATCTTCTGTAAATGGAGGGTTTTCTCCTTTTGTTGCGAAACTTCGCCTATTAAAAGGCCAATAATCTCTTAGAGCCACGGCTATCATTCCAATATAGTACAAAAGAGTATATAAAGCTTTCGCTCAAAATGCCTTTATAAACCAGAAAGTCTACCCTTATTTAAAGTTTTCGACCGTCTAGTGGTAGTAAATAGGCCTCTTGAAGGACCTGCACGTCTGGTGGTACCTGTTTGTTGTATAGATACGCTTGCAAACGACGCAGATGGGGGTAACATGGACAGCGAAGCGTGAAGAGCTACAGCTGTACTATCACAGTAGTCATCATGCTTACCTGTAGGAGCTGCAATCTTCTCTGTTTTGTTCGCTGCATCCATAGTATACTCCAAATCTATGTGTTCTCTTAGCCATTTATTGACTAATTTGGCCTCTGGAGGGTCTAAATCCTCTGGATGAGGCACTTTTACTTGCCCTTGTTGTATGTAAGATGCCATATCTCTATATATCTGTGTCTTACTACCTTTAGGACCACCAGTAAAGATAAATGGTATAAATTGTATCTGTGGTTTACTGGATATACATGCTAATTTTATTTCTTGTTCGATAGCACCACCAATACCCGTCGCATCAATAATAACCCTATCAGCACCAAAATCGTGAGCTGCATCCATGATACGCTTACGCTGATATGGAATGTCATGTCCACCTGATTTTGGCCCAATCTCTTCAAGGTAGATAAGATTTGCGGTATTACTATCCTTGTCTTTAGATGTACTCCATACGCTAATAACAGTGCTATTAACAGATTTGCCAATGTCAACACCCACAACACAATTAGGATAATTAGTTCCTCTCTTTCCAAAGGTTCGTCCTCTGGATAGACAGGCTTTGAGTAATTCGGGATTGAAGATGTTCGAGACCGATTCGACGAACTCGCACTCATATTCTGTTCTCCAATATATTGAATCTTCCCCCCATTCCCTCATCTTTTCAGCCATATCGTCGTCAGTATAAGGTGCAGAATAAGCACGCCCCGGCTTTACTGCATCTCTCCATGTAAATACCATTCGTTCGAATGAGTCGTTATATGCATCATCATAAAGGTAGCGCCACATGTGATTCTCTTTACTCTTCGGCGTACCTAAGTTAATAAAAGGAGCCCTATTAGAAACTATAGCGGGCTCAACGTTGTCAACAAATAATTTATCATCTATAAGTGGGCTCTCATCTACTATACACATAGTTGGATGTTGTCCTCGTATTGCTTGTCCCTGATTTGATGGGGCTAAAGGAGCTCTACGTAGAACTGTCCCTCCCTTCATTGTGATATTAGGTTTATTATGGAACCTATATGTGTCAATCAATCCATTAAGAAAACTGTTATCAGCAAAATGTCTATAACAGTAATTAAATATAAGTGAAGCTTGGTCCTCTGTTGGAGCCAGAATAAATATCAAGTCTCTAAATCTATTAAAGAACATGTAGATACATACAGCTACCGAAAGAGCAAAAGACTTGCCACTGCCTCGTGGAGCCAATATTGCTAGTTTACGATGCTTATCTGGGTCACCATCAGGATATGTTAACGTTTTTACAATAATTTGTTCTTGTAAAGGTCTTAACTTTAATGGTCTTTGTTTGTTATCGATAAGATATGCTTCACAGAAGGCCCTACATAATAGGGTCATCTTCTTTTCATCTTGTCTACAAATGTCAAAAATCTTTTCTAGTTTTCTGGAGTCGTGTGCAGCTACTCCGCTAATCGCGGACTTCATCAGGTTTTCGTTCTTCACCGCTGTCATCTATTATCTCCTCCAGTATTTTTGAGAAATTCTCACTGTTCTTTTCTACTACAGTTGGAACTTCTATATTAAGAGCACGAAACTCAGTATGGATATCACGTACAATCTGGTTTCTTTGTCGCAATAACTCTGTTCTAGCGTCAACATCCCGAATACATACAAGAATTTCTTCCCAAAGCAAGTCTTCAAGCGCGAGATTGCGGGCAAGAAGCCGGACAAGTTCTTTATGTCTTTCATATTCCCCTTCTCCGACTCTTATGCGTAAACGCCTTTCGTACCCTTCGACGTCCATTACTTGGCTTCGTCGATTGCGGCCTTAACTTTAGACTTCACTAATGAAGCAAGTTCATCATCTTTTTCGTCCCAAGCTGTAATTAATACATTTTTGACTAAAGAGTCTTTGACATGCTTTTGTGCAGTCTCATCCATTTTCTCAAATACTTTCATTTGAGCTTTTGTTAGATTCTTATCAAGTAATCCCATCAATTCAGCTTCGTTATTCTTCAAATACTTGAAAACTAACTCTTTAACTGCTGGCACGGTATATGCAATGTATCCTGCCATACCTAATACTAAAGCAGCCATAGCCATGAGTAATGGTTCATCCATCAAAGTGTCTAATAGACCTGATTCTTCAACAGTATCCAAAATAGCAGTAAGGTTACCCTCACTGGTCTCGTTGGTTTCTGCTGTGTTGTTTGTGGTTTCGTTTGCCATAGGTTCTCACCTGTTTTAATATAATGCCATAGCACTATTTAAAGCTTTCGTTTAATCGCAACATTCGCAGTTGCATCCTTCTTTGCAGCACATATTTTTTTCTCCTTATTGTTGTGGCCCCAAGAGACGCATTATGCGTTAAATTCCTGTGGTTCTGTGGTCTGTTAGGAGCCACAATAATATTAGGACATGTGAGTATATAAAGCTTATGTCTAAGCGTCTATAACTAAAGCGTATGCAAACTGATTACCTACTTTGTGTATCTCTAACAGACGTATTGTCTTACCATCATCTATTGTTTCCAACTTGGTTTCCAATAGAGCAAGACATCCTGCCAAGTCACTTGCGGTTTCAGTGTGGTCATCTACTGCGTAATTTGCCATTTAGTATCTCCTTATTTCTTTTTAGCTACTGTTTTAGTAACTTTATGTTCATATGCTTGTTGATTAGCTTCAATCATCTGCATTTGTTTCTGAGCTGCATCATTATAATCGATAACTGCTTGTGCCTTTATCTTGTAGAATGCTGTCTTTTCTGCTTGTTCTTGTTTCCACACATCTAAAGCATCTTTAATTATCAGAAGGGCTGGCCCTCCTAGGATTGCTATTAGAGTTGTATATCCTTCTATTTGGTCAAGAACAGCTGCATCTTGTAGACCATGAAATATTACATAACCTGCAAAACCTACCCATAGTAAAACTAAAGGTACAGCAATCATAAACATAAACAAATCGTTAAATGTTACTCCTTCTTTTGCTTGTCTATCCATTCTTTCAGTCCTCCTTTTTTGTTTCTTCTCCATTACCTTCTTCGGTAATTGTAATTGTAATCTTGACATTATTCTCTGTATCATCGATATTATGACAACAGATAAAAGTGCTATCCCTAATAGTGCAAGTATAGCTGCTAGTCCCGTTAGTATGTCCGTTAGTGTCATTATTCATGGTTCCTCCAAGATTATCTCATCAATATAGAAATATGTAACATAGTCGTATACACCATCTCTATCCCAGTCTGCGTACAGGTTTACATATACCATATACCAACCAGTATAAGGTTCAGTAAAGTATTCTGGTCCAGATGATAATTGATATTCGTTGCCTTCCCAACCTGTTACATTGAAGAAATAGTTATTATACATATATCCGTTCCATACTGTTTCATTATCTTCTATTTTCATGTGACCTATATCGTAATATACCATAACTGGTAAAGTATCTAAATCACAATCAGTGTCTATATCTACGGTAATGTTCAAAGAGTTATACTCTCTTGAGTAGTTTCCATACTCCATACCATCATAAAAATAAGTTTCGTTAGCTGCACAATCATAATCTTCATATTCACAGCTACCATCATCTTCCTCTGCCCTTTCGTTATAGTTTGAAGCATCTACATCCATGCAACCATAAATAGTATCGTCTTCATTTGTTTGATTTCCTGTTCCATTATCTATCGGTCCACCCAAAAACTGACACCTACCATTATCATGAGTAGCTTGTGAGTTGTAATTATCAGCATCGGGGTTAGTACATCCATAAATAACAGGAGGAGGGAATACACAACTACCATTATCAAAATCAGCATCTGCTTTATAGTTGATTGCAGTTGGGTCAGTACATCCACCCCTTGGCTTACCATCATCCTCTCCTCCGAAAATGTCACCAATAGCGTCTAAATCGCCTCCTCCACCAAAGAAA